TTTCCATATTGCACAAAACAGTGGTGTGTAAATTATGAATTTTTACGAAAACTATGTAAGGCTATGTAATTCTGTTGGAAAGTCGCCGTCGGCGGTGGCGATTGAGCTTAAACTCGGCAAGCCGTCTGTCTCTCGTTGGAAAAGTGGATCGAATCCGAGAACAGCTACTTTGTTAAAGATTGCAGACTATTTCGGCGTAACCGTCGAATACCTCAAGGGCGAAGAAGCAAAAAAAGACCCCGCCGGAACCGGCGAGGTCGGGAGTTCAGACGCTCAGGAGATATTGAATTTCATCCGCTCTGCTTCCGTAGAGGACTTGCGGGAGGTCAGTCGTTATATCGGTTATCTGAAAAGCAAGAGGGAAACAAAATGAGCGTATCAAAGAAGGACAGGGACGCCGCTATGCGCATCATCCTCGAACATAACAGAGAAAATGTCCGCGGGCATATGATCGGCTCTGTTTACATCGACCGCCGAGGATTGCCGGACAGCGCAGCGGGGTGCGACGCTCTCGAGGTGCTCCGCTCAATGGGTTTTGTGGAATACGAAAAAGACAAGGACGGAGAAATTTACAATGTATACCCCACGGATAGCGGAATCCATTACTTTGAAGCGGAAGAGGATGCGAAGCAAGCACAGTCTGCGATATTCCGCCACGAATGGAAAATTGCCTTATTCTCCGCACTTGTCGGAGCGTTAGCGTCGGAACCTTTGTGGTATTGCATTAAGCTTCTCTGGCGATTGGTTCGTTCTTAAACTCGAAATCTCGACAGGCTGCTGCAAGCTCCTTGCCACATAGAATCTTGTATTCTCCATTGCCGAGAGGATAGATCACAACGTGTTTGCAGTATCTGCAAACCTCGTTATACATTTTCCCGTTTTCCATATAGCCCTCCTTTGATGAAGCGCAGCAATGCCGCCTGCTCATCAGCCGACAAGTGCATCACGGATTCCGCAAGTGCGGATGCCATCTCTACGCGTTTTTCTTCCACCGTTACTATATGCGAGGATTGTTCTTTTGTCAACGGCGTAACTTTTTCTCTCACGCTCCTACCCCTTTCGTTGAATTGTGACAAAAATAGATCATTAAAATTGTGGAGTATTACGGTTTGTAAAAAACGTATGAAGTGGTAATATGGATATGTAAATGAAACTAAGCAAAACACGGAGGTACTACAATGGTTTGTCCAGATTGTGGAAGCGAAAATGTAACAATTTCTATGGAACAGGTTGCAAGCAAAACAAAGAAGCATGGAAACGGATTTGGTGGTCATATGAATAACGCTGCAAGGGGCGTCACTGCTATGTGTACCCTCGGTATGTCCAACCTTTTTTGGAAAAAGAGCAAAGGAACCGAAAAAACGAAAATCAGGAGCGCAAAAATATGCCTGTGCCAAAACTGCGGAAATTCCTGGGAAATCGAATGAGGCGCACAAAATATACCATATTGCCGCTAATGTAAGATTTTTTGCTGCTCCTGCGTCCCGCCGACATTCGCGACGCAGGAAAACAGCAGCGGGCAGCCCTTCACGTAGTCAAGTGAGAAACTATGCAGATCGGTAAAAGTTACGCCGTCAACGACGATCTTCACTTTATTTCCGTCGGCGATAATATGGATGCTTTGCATGTCGTCACCTCCTAGCATCATTACGTTTCTGTCATGAGACTACTACTGAAACGCGACAATCTCAATACGCAAGTATGCAAAAGGCAAACTAAATGTACGCCGTACAGTCGCCATAAAAAATGCTGCACAAAAGGGAGTGTTTGTTACGACGGTTCAGGACATTATTTTTGGCATTATTACACAAAAAGAGGCGACCGGCATGACGAACCAGCAGATTGCGGATTCGGCGAAGGTATCAAAGACAACCGTTGACCGATTGCTGCGAAACGACCCAGGAACCAGCCCAAATGCGCAGACGCTTATCGATGTAGCAAATGCAGTTGGGTATCAAATCGGAGGCACCGAACCGCACAGTGAGGTGCGGGAAATCTACGAGGAGCAAATCAAGCAAACGGAAGCGCATTACAACAGAATGCTTACACTGCAAAATCGGTGGCTGCGCTTTGCTGTTCTTCTCTGCCTGATTTTACTCGTCTTTGTCATAGCAATGCTTCTATTTGATGTGACGCACCCAGACACAGGCTGGATAACAGACAAGAGTTGATAGTGCGGGGGTATCAGCGAAAGCCGATATCCCTTTTTTGCAGGAGGGAAAACATGGGATGTATCAAATGCGGTCGAGACATTCCCGACGGGGCCATGTTCTGCCCGTGGTGCGGAAAAAAACAGGTGCAAGAAAAGCGGAAGGCACTCAAACGGGCAAACGGGACAGGCACGGTTTACAAGCTGTCAGGCCGTCGCAGCCGTCCGTGGGTCGCGGCTAAAAACAAGATGGTCATTGGGTATTACGCGAAGAAAACAGAGGCCATGGAAGCCATAGAGCGACTGGCTGGTAGATCAATCTCAGAGCGGTACAATATGACATTCGAAGAGGTATTTCAGGAATGGAAAGCGGAACACTTCCGGGAAATTGGAGAAAAGAGCATTGCCGCATATGAAAACGCTTACGCAAAAAGCAAGGAGCTCTATGGTAGGCAGTTTCGCTCCCTGCGCGTAAAGGACTTCCAGTCAATTATTGATAACAACAAAGCTGCCAAGTCACGCTCCGCACAAGCCAAATACAAGCATCTGTTTGTGCAACTATCAGAGTGGGCCGTGCGCGAGGAGGCTGCTACGACAAACTACGCCAGATTTGTGAAGCTAGACGGTGAAAAGCCGAAAGAAAAAGCTGTGTTTACAGATTCAGATATCAAAAAAATGGAAGCAGCCGGAACACCCGCAGCAAAACTCACCCTCATGCTGATTTACACCGGGATGCGCATCGGCGAAATGTTTTCCCTGCCGCTTTCCGGATATCATGAAACCTATGTTATCGGCGGCGAAAAAACAGAAGCGGGCCGAAATCGAATCATACCGATCCGCCCAGAGGGGCGTGCCTACTTTGCAGAGATCGCAGCTAGAGCAGACGGTGATCTTCTGATTTCCGGGTATGACGGGCAAAAAGTAGCTGAAAACTTCCGGAAGCGAGATTATTACCCGATGTTGGAGCAGCTCGGTATTGAAAAAAAGCCACCGCACGCAACGCGTCACACCTTCGCAAGCTGGGCCGTCTCCGCCGGGATCAGACCGGAAATGCTGCAGAAAATTCTTGGTCACTCAAACTATGATACAACAGCAGATATATACGTCCACGCAAATATTGATCAGCTTGTGGAAGCGGTAGAAGCGCACTGACGCAGACATTTTTTCATATATGCAACCGCATTGTTAGCAACGTGTTAGTAACCGAAGTAGAACGTCGTGCACTCTGGAAACTTTTTAAATGTGCACAATCAGTAAATTCCGCTAAATTCTATTGCATTTCAAACTATAATGTTTATTTTTTTAATCTCGTCAAATTCGTAATCAGCAGGTCGCCGGTTCGAGTCCGGCCAGTAGCTCCAAAAAATCCTTGAAAACATCGCGTTTTCAAGGATTTTTTTATGTGGTCTCGCCTATTTTGTTAGTAACGTGTTAGTAACTAAGGGTTAATCGTTGCCAAGCCTGACAAGAACAGAATTATACGCCGCAGGGTTCACAACTCGAAGCACATCCATTAACTCATCAATAATGGACCATGCCTTTACGCTGTCTACCCCAGATACAGCAAGCAAAAACTCGCTTTCTCCATCAATAGACACCGGCTGTGGTTCGTAAACCTCCGAGTTTGAACAGAGCCGTTTGTAAATCATCGCAGCATAGAGAGGGGCAAGCCGTTCCATCGTCGCATAAGATGTGTCGCGGTTTGCTTCCATGTTGATGATTTCTTTTTCAATCTCGTCAAAGTCGATCATGGGCGTCACCCGCGATACATCGCCTGATAGTCTTTGACCTCTTTTGCTTTTTCGATCTGCTTCTCGTGCAGGTAGTCATATACGGCCAGCATCGCGGTAGGTGGCTCGCCGTTTTCCTTGCGGTACTGGGCGATGATGCGCGCGACCTCATCATGCAGCAGTGTCATGTGCCGCATTTCGTCGGTCGACAGGTCATAAAAAGTTTTCGAGAGCGCGGGGTTCTCTTCCTTATATTTCAGCGCGCACTTGGCATACTTCCCCGCGTCCTCAATCTCTTCGTCGATCATCTCGGAGAGTTTTTCAATCAACTTCATGGCCGTTCTCCTTTCAGACGCGCTGCACGCGCAAATCGACGTTGCTGACGGTCGATGCCGCGCCGGTCAGCACCAGCGTCAGCGCAGCGCCGGACGCGCAGCACACCTGACGCACTAACGCAGGGAATGCCAGCACAACGGGCGCACCGGCAGCGCCAGCAGCAGAAGCGGTTGCGCCGGGAACGGCAACGCCGTCCTTGTAGAGCGTCGCCGTGACCGTTCCCGCAGCCGTCGGTGCGACGGTGATAGACGTGTCGACGTCGTAGTAGCCCTTGCCGACGATGTTGACGGCGTTGCCGTTGAGTGTGATGTCGCAGCCGTAGCGACGGATCAGGCTTCCGAGTGGGATAACGCCATTGACGGAAACCTCAGTCGGCGTCTGCATGGCGGTATAAAGAGCGGATTTACAAGACATAGCAAAGTCTCCTTTCAAAATATTAAGGGCGAGGGGATAAGCCCTCGCCCATTCACCCGGCCAAAGAGGGCCTACCATATTCTCCGCACGGGGAAAATGGTTTCAGATATTTCCGTTGCAGCAGCCGCTGTTGCAGCCGCAGAAGGGGGACGAGCCCGCGTTGTACGTGTAGCCGCTCGGATAGCGGACGACGCCGCACATACGGTTGTCCATCTCAAGCCCAGCGACCTTGTCGCGCAGGGCCTGAATCTCGTTGGCCTGCATCAGCGCGCGCGTAGCTTCTCCCTCGGCGTGGATAGCCGTGGTGATATCGCAGGTCTGGCGATCCATCTGTGCGGACAAGTTGGCCGTCGCAAGGCGCTGCTCGCAGCAGCAAGACGCGATCTGGCTCTGGATGCTGTTGCCGGTCTGCATGATGGTGGTGTTGGTGCCTGCCTGCGCAAGCGCAACCTCCTTGCCAAGCTGACCGATGTTGCCCTGCATCTCGTAGCCGAGATTGCAGATGCCGTTGCCGATGTTAGTCAGTCGGTCGTTGATCTGGCCAAACTGCTGGCCAAACAGGATTTCTTGCTGGCTCGCAGCCGTGGCGTACTGCCCAAACTCGCCCTGGCGGTTGAAGCCACCCCATCCGCCGCCCATAAAGACGAACAAGAAAAGGATGATAATCCACCATGCGCCACCGCCGCCCCAACCGTCGTTGTCTTTGCTAACTGCAGCGAGATCGGAAAGGCTATAGTTGTCCAAGTTAAACACCTCTTTCAAATTAAAATTATAAACCGTGTCGACCCGGCTTATTTCAAAAATTGCATGAAGTCCTTTGCTTGTTTTTGAAGCTGCTGAAATTGATCCTGCGTCATCTGCCCGGACGACAGCAACTGTTCAATCTGCTGCTTCGCATTCTGCGGCGTCATACCGGCTGCAAATTTTCTAAACTCAGATATCATTGCAAGCGGGTTATTCTGCTTTCTGGCCCCGTTTCCCATCAACATTTGCATCATCGGATTTGCCATTGATCAAGTCCTCCAATCTCTTCACGCGCTCCTCTAAACTGTTGACATCCACCGGCAAGGCCGTCTGATATGGTGCAATGCTATACGGTGTGGTCGTCGCATAGCCAGCACCATCCGTCACTTTTAGCCATACAATAGGATCGTTTTCATCCATCAGCAGGACAGAGCTATTTGGGGCCAGCCTGAGCGCGTCTGCGCCGTTTTTTCCGTTCACGCGGATAATTTGGCCGTTGAAAACTTGCTGCGCTCCTGCGGCGTTCTGCGGCCCGGTAGGCATGTAATTACTGTATGGGTTATACGGTTGATAAGTATTTCCATAGTACGGGTATGCCATCGCTACACATTCCTTTCTCCTAGCATTGTATTGAATAGAATCACACTTTTTTATTTCCATGTAAATCATACAACACATCGATGCGCGCTGTGCCTCAAATGCGCATCATCTTTGCGCAAATAAAAAACGCCGCCCCGAAGGGCGGCGTAAGCTCAACTCTTAAAATATTTTGATGCAATTTCCATTTTCTTTTGAATCTCTGGGAGCCTGCGCTGTATTGTTGCCCTTCCGAGATATAGCTCAGAAGCGACGTCAACTTGAGGAAGGCGATCCACGAAATATAGTCGTGCGATTCGTTCATTCTCCAAGCCAATACCAGCCTCATCAATCACTTGCAAAAGCTCCGGCTTTGTAAGAGTCTCTAGGCCAAGCGGCAGCCTTCCACGCGCCTGCGGGCTCATTTCCCCCGCAGCACCATCGCTGCGACTTCCTCGCGCTTGGCATACCCGCCCGGCCGTGTGCCGTCGGTGATCCCCGCCGCGACCGCCTGGGCCAGCTCCTCCTTTGCCCAGGCGCTGGCCTCGGTTCCCTTGCCCTCCAGGGCCGCCTGGATGCGCTCGTCGATCAGCGCCACCACTTCTGCTTTCGTCATGTCGATCTCCTCCTTTGGTTTCATTTCCGCCGCCACGTCCCGGCGGAAACCGTTCATGGTGTATGGCAGGCCCAGCCCGCGCCACAGGTGCTCCGGGTCGACGTGCCCGCTGGCAATGCCCCGCTTGCCCGCCTCATTATGGCTCAGAATCACGCCGTCCTGCAGCGGGTTCTTGCCGTGGAAGCTGCACAGCCGTGCAAAGAGCTGCACAGCGTTCTGGTACGTCTTGCGGCAATACGCCTGGGCCGCAGCCTTATCTCGCACGGTAAAGCTTGCGCCGACCGTATAATGAATCTGTGCCGGCTCACACATCTCAAAACCGATATACCCATTGTTTCCGGCAGGCTTCCCCGCGTGGGGCATACGCTTCACCTTGCCCGGCGTCTCCAGGCAGGGCGCGGTGAGATACACCGCATCCGCGCCAATAAACCCGTTGATCCCCGCCCGGCCATAGCTGGCGCTGTTCCACTGCCGGATAAACACCAGCGGGTCCGGCTGCCCCACGCCGACGGAGTGGAGGAAGAACCCCCGGAAGGCGGGGCCTGTGATCCACCGCCCGTCCCGGAAATACGGATTCTGCGTCAGGTATTTAGCTATGATCTGCATTTGCGCCACCTTCAATCATCTGTTTATACGCCTGGTGCATCCCCGTCGACGCCAGACCGGACGCCATGCCACCAAGCAAAATTTCCGGCGACAGGGTAAAATCATGCAGCCACACGTTGACGATTGCGCCCAGCACCAACATCAGCAGCGGGATAAAGCGGTTAATTTTGTCCGACGGGATTGCGTGCTTCAGAACGTAGCCGATACACAAGCAAATACCAACCACGACCGCGACCAGATAATCATTCAGAAATTCCATAAATACCTCCCTTTCACTGTACCGTGTGCTCTTTGAGCAGCTTTTTATAGTATTTTTTCACGTATCCATTGCCGCCGAGTTTTATATACTTCCGTCCGGCAATAATCCGCTCCGAAATTGGCATATCCCGGGACATAGTAGTAAGCCGCAGAATTGCCAGATATTGCTCCCGGTCATGCTTTGTCAGCACCTTTACCTCGTTCAGCAGCTTAACAATTGGCTTTCCCACCTTCTGCGCGATCAGCCCAACCGCGCTGACCAACGCCCCGGCGGTAATCAGCATCTCGTACCATTCCAAACCATCACCCCCTTAAACACTGCCAATGGCAACCCAGGCCATCTGGCGGGTCGAGACGGTCGAAGAGCCGACGGCGGGGACGTTTACGGTGAAATTTGTCGTTGTAACCGCATCGTTGAATACGGTACAAATTACGCCATTGAACGGCTGCCCGATAATCACAATCGGCTTTGCGGTGAACGTCGTCCCAAAATTGATGGTTGTATTCGTCTGGCCCGTGTTTTTAAACTTGACGGCGGACCAACCACAGACGATTTTCTTGCCGCCCAGCAGCGTCGTTTCGGCTCTGTTTGCCAGGTCGTATGCTTTTTTTACGGCGCCGGGCGTCGCGGCAGTGCCGCCGGCGGTGCCGGAGGTACTGAGGATGGAGTCCGAGAGCTTTACGTGCCCGTAATTCGTCGATGTGCCCTTGCCGTAGGTCGTTGCCGTACTGGCATGATTCGTCGGGGCCTTTCCACCGACGGCGGCCTGTGCAGCCTCTGCCGCGCTCTGCGCGTCTGCAGCCGTCTGCGCCGCGTCCGTCGCAACCTGCCCCGCCTCATTGGCTAGGTCGTACGCGCTGCTCGCTGCGCTGGAAGCCTGACTTGCCAGATCATAGGCGGTTTTTACAGCCTTCGGCGTCGCCGCCACGCCGCCCGTGACATCTTCTGTACCATTCGTCGCATCCGAGAGTTTCACATGCCCGTACTGCGCAGCGCTGCCCGCGCCATACGTCGTCTGGGCGCTGGCGTGTGCCTTCGGGGCGCACCCCTCCGCCATCGCTGCCGCCTCCCCCGCGACCTGCTTTGCATTCATGGCTACTTTATTCGCATTCTGCGCCGCAGTCTGTGCATCCGCAGCCGTCCCGCTCGCCTGGTTTGCCAGATCATAGGCAGATTTCACAGCAGCAGGCGTCGCCGCGATACCTCCGGAGACGCTGGACGTGCTGGTGTGGGAGTCCGAAAGCTTTACGTGCCCGTACTTGCTCCCGTCTCCCACTCCATATGCAGTCTCGGTGCTGGCATGAGCCTTCGGGGCCTTGTCAGCGGCAGCGGAGGCCGCTGCTTCGGCCGCCGCCAATGCGTCAGCGGCAGTGCTCTGCGCCGCTTCGGCGGTGGCCTGCGCGCTGGCTGCGTCGGCGACAGCGTTTCCCGCGTCGGACAGTGCCTTGTTTGCAACGCCGGAGACAGATGCGGCAGCAGCAACGCTGCTGCGGATTGCGGCATCGCCGTTTTTTACAGCCGCCGTCAGCGTCTGCGTCTTTGGGCCGATGGTTATCCTCGTGCTTGCCGGATCAGCAAGGTCTGTCGTTTTGGCTGTGCAGAGCAGTTTCTTGTTGATACCGTGTGGCGTGGAGATAATGCGGACATAATCTCCGACATGGATAGGCTTCATGTCCGCATCGACAGCGCTGAGGTCCAGCGCCTCCGCCGATACGGTATTCAGCGCCTCTTTCTGCGCATTGAGATACGACTGCGCCGCCAGGAGAAGCTGACCCGGGTCCGTGATCTCGTCCCAAGTCTGCGTCCCCCAGATATTCCGGTATTTTGCGATTGTTTCTGCGTCTGCCTTGATATACGATTTGCCATTGTTTACGCTTTCAATCGTTGTGCGGGTATCAACGCCATCCGGCTTGCCACCATAGGGCAGCAGCACAGTGATGATATCGCCGCCGACAATTCCATCCTCAAGGCTCAGAAGATTTTTCCCGTACTCCACCGTCTGCTGCGCCACCCCGGTATAATCGGCCAGATAGTCGATGTATGTTACATCATTGACGTGCCGGGTGCGGAGATAGCCCCCCACTGGATTGATCAGCCCGTCGATCAGAAGGTCCCACGTGCTCTTTGCCGTATCTGCAGAATAGGTGTACCCTTTTTGGCCTTTTACCGTAACCTGCCCGATGGTAAACAGTTTCTCCCGGTTGGAGTTGTCCACGCTGGTGGTATACGCGTTGTGATTGGCAATCAGACGCCGGAACAGATCACCCGGTGTCGCAGTGCTGCCGCCGTACACAAATGGCGTGTGGACCGAGTCGCACAAGAAAGCAAGCTCCCCCTCGCAATAGACAGATATAATACCATAAATGTCCTGTGTTGTCTCAATAACACGCCCCCGGAAGATGAGATCGTCTCCATTGTAAACAGTCACGATGGTCATCAGTGCCCGGATATTGTTATACTCCGGATGCGTCGGCAGAATCTTAAAGCTCAAGCTCCCATGTGCATTGACCGCCTGGTCCAGGGTCGGCTCCTCAACGTGCAGGTTTGGGTCGATCGCATTAGAGGAATGTACAAGGTGCTCCTCTGCGCTGTCCGGATTTCTCCAATAGATTTTGTAATTCACAGCACGCCCTCCTGATAAGTGATCGTGATAACGCCGTTGCCGTCTGGGTAGGTGTCGGGCGTAATCATAAGCTCAAGCATATCCTGAAGCACAATATCATTATTCGACTTCGTCTCCCCAGCAGCGACATGAAGCGAAGCACCGAGAACCAGAGACGGGCGCACAGACTTAACAACGGCGATTGTTGCGCCGTCGTTCGTGCAAGCGAATTTCGGCACAGTTGGGCGTGTGCATGACGTGAGCGTAGAAAGCGATGACTGACCGTTGTAGATTCTCTCGGCTCGCTCCGGCTTCATCCCGTTCATTTCAGTCGGATCGTACTTCGATGTTTCAACCGTGAGCGCAAAAACAGCACTGGGATTTATAGTGCTGATATCAGAAATTGGGATGATTATTTCCGCCTGTTCCCCGACATCATACTGATATGAAAACGCCTTTCTTCCGTTTTGGCTGATAAAGGTGATCTCAAACGCACTCGAAGACAGCACCTCTCCAAAAAAGCGCAGTTTTGCATATCCATCGAATCCGACGCTCTGAAGCGTGTACGTTGTGACTCCGTCCTTCATCGATACATTGGAGAATTCAAGATCGTACTCAAGCAAATCGTCATTTGTCATCGTCACAGTCTTTACTGTCGGCGTCGCAGTCGTCCGGTACGGCCGCGCTACCGCCGTCACATCGACGTCCCAGGCATCCCCAGATGCGGACATCTGGCCGACCGTCAGGCGGCAGTCAAAGCAGAATTTATCCGCTTCGTCCAGATACAATTTGCATCGCAGACCCTGCAGACATGCCGCAAAGTGCAGATAGTCCTCCAGGCGCTTGTCTTGCGCTCCGTCAAGGCTCGGCATAACACGCCGAAAATGTAAGACAATCTCGCGATCCTCATACACCACATACCCCGTCAGCGCTTCCGACAGGTCGATGCTGCCGTTCGCCCCGGGGACCTCGACGTAATTTGTTTTTGGGGCCGGAGGGGTTACCTCCGGCGCGCTTTTCTGGATGAGTCCGAAGTCAGCATAGGACTTTAGGACCCGGTCCCCAAAATCAAAAACCACATTTCTTGTAAGATTCATTATTTAATTTCCCCTCGCTTTCCGCCGCAGCGTTGTACCATAAAGCTCATCCAGGGCGCGCCCGCTCACTTGGGACGCACCAGTGACAAGTACCGGTTGATTTTCCGCAATCTTCGGCAGATATGCATCCAGCCGGTTCAGCACACGGGCAAGCTTCGCATTCAGCGCGTCATATCCAACCCGGGGAGTATCGCTGCGCGTCGTTTCCCAGGAAAAATACTTCACCCCGCCGACGGCAGACTTTTTACCCGCACTGCTTTCCAACTGCGCGGCGCTGGTTTGTACCCGCCATTTGGCAGAGGATAGGCCATCCGCAAACGCCTGCCCCGCATTGGAGCCGAGCTGATACAGGCGCTCCTTGAGATTTAGCGTCGTGGTAACCGTTGCCGATAGAAGCGATGCAGCGACACGAACCGAGCTTTGACTGCCTCGCAGGCCGGTTACAAGCCCCTCACCTGCATACTGGCCCATCTGACGCAACACCTTCGACGGGCTTGCAATACCCAGATAGGATTTGATTGCATCGACGATAGACTGTGCAGACATTTCTGACGTGTCCTCCAGTCCTGGGATTGTGTCGTCCAAGCCCGCTGTGAGACCCAGCAAGGCGTTCTTACCGGTGTCCTCCATCTCATCTGGCAGGCCATCAAAAGCGGCTAGCATACTTTCTGCAGACGTCTTAGCGGAATCCGATAGCTGACCGCCGCTCTCGACAAGCATCGCTAGCGTTGTCAGCGTTGCATTGCCCGCCTCCAGCTGACCTTCCGTCAGTCCAGCTGCGGCTAGCGCGTACTCTTCCGCGACCGCCTGTCCAGAGTGATAGAGATTCATCAGCTCAGCCTGGCCCTTGCCTGCTGTGTCGCTCTGCTCGGCATAGTACCGGGAAACGATCCCCTGGAGCTCATCATAGGTGCTCTGCTCAGAAGAGATAGTCGCAGCCGCGTTGTCCGACAGCGCCGCCAGTGCTTCCTGCTGGTATTGGTCATTCTGAGCCTGCATCGCGTCGTGGTGGGCCTTTGCCTCCTCCAGGCGTTTCTGGTATTCCTGCTCCGTAAGGGAACCCTCGACCTGGTACTGATTCTGAATCAGGGCCAGCTCGTTTAGATAATTGGTTTTCTCCAGCTCCGTTGCCTGATCATAGGCAGCTTGGATATTGGAGATATACTGGGCCATTCCCTCCTGTGTGATTTGGTTCTTTTCCAGCTGGATTGCCTGCACGAGTGCCGCCTGCTGCTGCTGTGCAATACCGAGCTTCTCGGTTTCCAGCTCCCGCAGATTGTCATAGTGCTGGGCAATCTCGTCGAGCTCCGTCTGCCGTAAAGCCCGGCCTTCTTCCAGCGCCGCCGCAAAGATGCGGTTGATCGCATTAGCCTCAGTCTCGATCTGGGAATCCAGGTCGCCGACGGTCTTGCCGGTGCTGGAAAGCAGAGTGTTGAGATCTGAAATATTGGGCTGCGCTGCACCAATCGCATCTGAGAACGACGTAACACTAGCTGCTGCCTCTTCTAAGCTGCTTTTTGCCTCATACACAGCCTCATTCGTAGCTCCAAAAATATCCTGAACAGTTTCAACAATGGACTTAACCCCGTTCCAAAGTCCATCAACAACAGCCTTGATAATTTTAGGCATACTTTTTAGGACTTCTTTGGCGACACCTGGTATTGCACGCACAACACCAGAAAACAGCTCTGATGCAGCATCAATGATTACAGGAAGGCTTTTGGTAAGCGTTCCCGCAATATTCTGCACCATTTTAGTTGTCGACCTGATAAAACTCGGGAGTACCTTGCTAAGAAGGCCAGGAATTTTAGAGGAAAGCCGCTGCGTCAAATCGGATAGCCCCTGCGTCAGCCTGGGAAGCAGCTTTTGAATACGCGGGATGACATTATCCGCGACCGTGTCGACGGAGTCCACGACGTTGTCTACCAGGGTATCAAAATCCTGCGTGTCATCCGCCATGCCAGTTGTGAAATTCTTCCAGGCCGCACGCATAGCGCTGACGCTGCCCTGGATCGTCTCGCTGGCCTCCTTTGCCGTTGTGCCGGTAATGCCCATGTTAGTTTGCACAACATGGATTGCCTCGATAATCTTGTCGAAGGACACCTCATTCACCGTCTGTTCGGTGACCTTCATCGTATCGCCGAGCACGCCGGAGTCGTTGATAAGGCGGGCCATTTCGCCTGCCGTGCCGCCATACCCTAACTTGAGGTTGTCGAGCATGGTGTAATTCTGCTTTGCAAAGCCCTGATAGGCATTCTGGATCATCTCCATATCGGTGCCCATCTTGTTTGCATTATCCGACATGTCGGTAATGGCCTGATCCGCAATCAACGCCGCCGCCTCGGTATCGCCGCCGAGGCCCTGCAGCAGGGATGCAGAAAAGCTGGTGACTGTCTCCATGTAGGCGTTCGCAGACAATCCAGCGGTCTTATATGCATTGTTCGCGTACGCGATCACTTTATCCGAGCTGCTCTTGAATAGCGTCTCAACGCCGCCAACGAGCTGCTCATAGTCGGAGTAATCCACAATGCTCTGCTTTGCCACCGATGTAAAAACCGCTGCAGCTGCTGCAGTGACAGCGGCAAGTCCCTTTACGACGGCCGATGCGACAGGGCTTAATTGGGATAGGCCATTTTTTAACTTACTTAAAAATCCGCCGGATTTTTCACCCGCATCCTCTGCATCGTCACCAGCATCATCCATGGACTTACCCAGACGGTCCATCTCCTTTTTGAGACTTCCGGCCTCCTTTTCCGCTTCGGCAAGCTTCGCCGCCAGCTCCTGTGTCTCTTTCGATGTTTCGCCGGTCTCCCGCGCAGATTGATTAAACTGCTTCGTCAGGTCGTCGACTTCTTTGCTCGCAGACTCGTACTGTTCGCCCAGGCTATTGATTTTGTTGCGCAGGGCCTCCGAGTCTTTCCCGGTCGTCTTCATATCACCGCCCAGGGATTTGCACGCTTTCGACACCCGATCCACGCCGCTGTCAAAGTCGCCGGTGTCCACAGAGATTTTGACGAATAGATCAAATAGATTCATCTTTTACTCACCTGCCTTTTTCTCTGCGATCCGCCTGACAAGGTCTGCCGCGACCTCTTCCGCGTCGCATGGTTCCTCCGGCTGACCGCCCGGCAGGACAATCTCCATCCAATCCGTCAGCCGCTTACCGCTGACGGCGTCCATCATGCTGTTTAGGCACTCCGCCACATAGCACTGAAACGCCAGTCCCAGCGACTGGTCGTCAAACCGCGCCGCGCAAAACGTGAGGAAAGCGTTTACTGTGCTTGGACCGTGGTATTCTCCGATGCAGAGCCAGATGCAGCGGCGTCCGTTTCTGTCTCCGCAGAGGGAAAAAGCCCGAGAAACTCCGGGTCCGTCATGAGGTCGACAATGTCGGAAGTGAGTTTGAACAGATTCAAGCTCTCCGCGTATGCCTCCGGCGTAACGCCAGCCAGCGCCGCCAGAAGCTGCACAATATCATCCCGGTGCCCCTTGATGAGAGCCGGAGCGGATTTTTTCACCCGCTCCAGCATAAACTCCTTCGGTTTCTTTCCCTTCGGGCAGCGCTGCCGCTGGAACAGCGCCGCTGCGGTCTGATCTGCGGCGATATTGGCAATAGGTTCGATGATTTCCGCGATCACGTCCAGCGTCCGCTCGCCTTTGATATCAGAAAGCTTCATGCCCCAGCCTCCGCCGTACCGGCCTTGACAAAGACCTCATAGGGCACCTTGTTCTGGTCGACAATGGAATAATGGCCGGTAAATTCAAATGCAAACTGTCCCTTGCCCTTATTGGTGCTCTGGATCTGGAAACCGCCGGTAGACAGGGAGTTAAGCATATGGATCGCGACAAAGCCGCCGTTTGTCGCGCCGTTTTTGTCGGAGTAATCGCCGACCCACCAGATATCCTTGAAGTCCGTGTCCGCAACATCGTTGCGCGGCGTGATCTTCGTTGTGTCGGTCTTGTCCGCATCCGCAGCACCCGCCATAAGCGCCGCGGAGGACGGCGTGACCGTGATAAAATTGCCGGACATTTTGACCTCCCAGCCGGTCAGCTTTTTCAGCTCCTTCACGTTAGTCGGCGCATTATCAATATCGGCACCATAGTCCTCATAGGTCGGCGTTGCAGTGAAGTTGACGCCGCCGCTGGTCGCGCCGATCATGGCGGTGAGGATTTCCTGCTCCGTCATGCCGTCCGTCGTGTCAAAGTCAGTGAGCAGAACGCCTGCGTTCAGCTGCAGCTCCTTAAATGCGTTTTCTGGAATCTTCGTATATTTCATGTTATCGTTCCTCCATTCAGTCCTGCGACAGGTATTCTACTGTAATATTCAAATACCGCCGCTTGATGTTTTTGTCGTCGTCCTGTGCAATATTCTGGCACCATGGAGAGCCGCGCTTGAACCACATCGCGCCGCCGTCATAAGGAACCATGCAGCCGCCAAGTCCGATTGCATCTGCAATTTCCTGGGCCTTCGCATTAGGGCCAGCTTCGCTTTCCGTGTAGAACCAGAGGTTGACCGTCAGGCCGATTTCCCCGCTGTCCCACGCGCCGGTGACCAGCTCATAAGTCAGCCACGGGAAAACCGCGTCCTCCGGCACATTCGAAGCTGGATAGGCCGGAAGGAATTTGGAAAACCACGCATGAAGCGCCTTATCTTTTGTCATTTTGGCAGGTCCTTTCGTTCTGCTGTGAAGAATTTAAGACCGCGAATCGTCGCCCCCGCAGACTTCGGCGCTTCCCTCTCCTCCGGGTTCGATGTTACGCGGTAAGTGACGCCGGAGGCAACGTCGCGGAAATAGTCCATGTATTCGATGGGCACAGTCTTATTTACCAGCGCGGAATATACCGAGGTAACGCCCTCTTTTTCCGCCCGGCGGGCCTCCATCGAGGTGTCTAGCGCCTGGTAATTGAGAAATTCCGCCCCCTCCGTCCATATGACTTCATATCCGCCCGCACCATCCGGGACGCGCTTTTTCTCCATCAGCACACACTGCCTGGAAAAATTATCTAACAGACTCATATCGGGATTTGCACCTCCATTTTCAGGGCTCCACGCCCTTTATTTTTCTCCATGGATTGAGCCGCGCCCGGAAAGCCGCCTGCCAGCCGCCTGCCGCCCCGTTGCCGGTATTTTCTGCGGATTTGCTGTAACTGTACCCGCCGAAGCTTTCGCTTGTATACGGGCTTGCAGCGGCTTCCCCGTACTTCTCCAGCCATGCGGAAATCTCATCCGCCAGGGAAAAGATTGCCTTCGGAATCGCCAGCGCCCAGATGTAGCCGGTGAAAGATTCGTCCATCAGATCTGTCGCCGGGTATTGATGCAGCCCGTCATTGAACACCGAGCCGATGATCCGGAAGTACTGCCCGGACGCGACAAAGGGCAGCGTGATGCTGCCCTTTTCTACGCTATAATCGCCCGGCTGAACGTCCACAACGAACCAGTTATTCAGGTGCCGCAGGATCTGTTCCAGCATCGCCGCGCCCTCCGATTAGGCCACGGAAGCAATAAGCTTTGCGATCTGGCTGCCGTCGGTGACCTTCGCGCCGTAGACATGCAGGCCCTTGACGGCGTCGGCAAAGCGCTTTTCGAGGCGGTATGCCTCAGTCTTGATGATCTGCTCGGCATAGGTCGTCGCCGTGCTGACCTGGGCCGTGATTTCAAAATACGGCGTCTTCCCAGTGTCCGTGCCGGTGCCGGTGCGGACGTTGTTGGACATATAAACCGTAAAGCCAGCCACGCGGCCAACCTCGCCGTTGAGCAGGGCGCTCTGACCGGCGGCGGCGTCGCTCTTGGCAAAGCGGTCGTCCATCAGCAGCAGCGCATAGACCTCAGGCGGGACAACGATGGTCCGGCCCGGGTTGGGGACGTTGGCCTTGTCCAGTTTCGTACGCAGCTTCACGATGTTCTCATACACGTTTGCCGCCGTCAGTGCAATCGGGGCACTGGCCGCGCCGACCGTGTTGCCGGAAGCAGCGCCCGCAGCGATCGTTTTAAGCAGGTAAGCGTCCGCGACATCTGCCAGGCTATAGGCAGCGCGGCTCATCGCAGTGTCGACCAGGTCGCCCGCCGCCTGCACGTTGTCCACGTCGTCGACCTGGAAGTTGAAGTATTTGCACTGGTCGATAACAAGGGTCTGCTCCGTCGTAGTCAGCGCATCGGGATCAGCAATGTCGGTGTTTTTGGTGTAATCCTTGACGGTGATCGCGCCGATGGAGTTGATGTGAACGGTGTCGCCCTGGTTGGCAATAATACCCTGGTACTCCCGGTTGACCAGGTTCGTTGCGACGTGCGCCTTGTCCAGCGCGTAGAGGAGCCGTGCGCTCCAAAGTTGAGAGATAAAATTAGTAACAGCCATGTTTATTCTCCTTTCTGGCCGATGGACGCCTTAATCGCGTCCCAGTTTGCATTGATTTCCGCAGCGCTCATGCTGCGAATCTCGTCTGTGGTGTAAGTTTTCGCCGGTGTCCCCGCCGGAGGATTGGCAGGATTCGCCCCTTGCTGCTGCATGGTAGAAACCAGGCCCTTGTAAGCCCCGCTGAGCAGCGCGTCAAGGCCCTTCGTGTCCTTGATCTTGTCGCCGTCCAGCTCCAGCGCAGCCATTTCCTCGCCGCAGCCCCGCATGGCAAGGTCGAGATTCGCACCGGTGATGTTTTTGCTTTCGAAGAAAGCCCGGACAGCCTTTTCCTTTGCTGCCTTCGTTTCCTTCGCGGTGATATTGGACTTAAAAGCCTCAAAATCCGAGTGCTCTTTCTCGTATTTCGACTTATAGCCGCCATCGCCTGCCGCCTTTAGATCGTCCAATTCCTTCTGAACGCCCGCCAGCTTTCCCGCGTCGGCCTTATATCTGCTGACATCAGCTTTCAGACCGTCCACGGTTTCGGTGTGTGCCTCGATGATGGTGTCAACCTGTTCGTCGGTCAGACCCATGCCCTTCAGCAATTTTCTGGTAATGCTCATTGTGTTACTCTCCTTTTCTTCGGGGGTCGGTTCTTCGCCCTTTGAGTTTTATAAAAACCGCTGTCCTTCGCGGGTTTTACCAAAGCAAAAAGCCAACCGCTGACATTTGTCAGCAGCTGGCTTTGCGTTTCCTATTCTGTTATCCGTCCTTGAGGGCGTCCTCAAGGAGCGCGCGGTATTGGGCCGCGTGATCCGCGACGGCAGGCTTGAGATACGGCTGCGCCCGGTTACCGTGGGTGTAATGCCAATTGCCGTGCGCGTCCTGGTACACCCAGGGTGTCGGCCTGCCGCCGGGGTAGTATTTGCCGGTGCCAAGCTCTACGTACGGGGCATATTCGAGATTGGAGCCGATGAGCACATCGTTGTCATCCACCTGATGCGTTATGCTGTTGCGCAGGGTGCCATTGTCCACAGGGCACAGCCTTTTTGCATACCCTTCCGCCGTCAGCCCGCACTTTTCAAGCCCGCGCTGCAGCGCTTCCTCCAATGCCGCGGCCACTTCTGCGCTGTGGTCGGTGATCTCAACGTTCATTGTAAATACCTCCGCATCATACTTTGTGAATAGCAGCGCCTCTCCAATTCGATGTCCGGGATTTCGTGCGGGTTAAAAATGATGCGAATTTCCCACCCCGTTGGGTATTCCGCCGGCCCTATAAAGTCAGCTGCATTGGCTTTTATATCGCTGCAAGCATCCTGCAGCTGCTGTATGCGTTCTTCGCGTGTAAACGCATGTGCGGGTGCGCTTCTCGTGTTATACGAAAAGGAAGTTACCGTTTTCCGCCTGTGTCTTGCCTTAATACGACACGGAAGATCAAGCACGGTCGCAGCAATAATGCATAACGAAATCACAAGCCAAAGCGCCGCCGTAAGCACCAAGAGCTTATCCGACACACTAAATTCTGCCATTGAATCCATGCCCCCCTAACGAATTGGAGCCGCATCTCTGCGGCTCCGTAGTTTATTTTACCATTTCGATTTTAGCGATTTCCGAAGGGTAAAACCCCAATATTCTACCGGTTTTTTCTTCGATAGATATACTATCCTCATTGTCGTCCGCCTCTTCGGCGTCGGTAACGCATATGGTGTTTCCCACATAGGAATCGCCGTCAATGGTAGTAATTCTAATTTTTCCAAGTTTCCATGCAAAATCCCAAATATTAACCATTGAAGTTCTCCTTTACTGGGACAATGTGAGCTCCAAACCTAGAATAGTAAATCCCTATGCGCTTTGTGTCATAGTACCCACCATTGTCAAAATATCTTCCGACAACAGTTTCAGTGCTGCAAAACTCTACGATTTTAACAGACTTTGTCCCGGCTCTTGTTATCTGAACGGTGCCGGTGCATTTATATCGTTCGATGGCATTCTGCGCTTGGTCTGTGCTCAACGTTAAAATGCTCTGCGGTGTTTTCCCCTTTGCCAAACGCGAGGCCCTATACTGTTCAAACTGCGGTGTCCCAGCTATGTGCTTCGCTTGCTGCTGGTGCCTGATTTTTGTAGAAATTTCTCCGCTCTCGATCTTCGCTTTCAGTATAGCCCGGTTTTCCTTGTTTTGCAAGGACTTCCTCCAGCTGTCCATCTCCTCTGTGCGAATCGGTGAGATCTGTCTCCCCGCATAACCGCGCTTCGATGCTTCCCACTGGGTATATGTCATATCTGGGATAAGCCCGTCCTGCGTGCGTCGCTTCGCCCCCGACGTGTCCACATCATCCAGCGCGGCGACCAGCGTGCAGCGGCAGTTATAGACCTCGCCGGGCCGCCCCTGCGGGTCGCCTGGGAATCGGCAGCCGTTGGAAAACTTCTCGTCCGTGCCGACCTTCTCCCCGTCCAGCGCCGCGTGAGAATGCCGCGTGCGCCCGTCTAACGTCGCCAGCCACTCTTTTTTGAGCTTGATCCCCATCTTCTCCGCCGCCGCGTAACTGTCCATACGCCCGGCGTTCTGCGCCCCTGTGAAGGCCGTGCGCGCCGTCCGGATTGCGCTAGTGCGGTCCATGGTCGTGATGCGCTGCTGCAGATCGTCCGCGATTCCCCGCAGGCTCCGGCCCTGCAGGATAGAGCTGGTCACGCTGGCCGTGATCTGCCGCCGCCCATACGCAAGGTCAATACCACGCCGCAGCGCCCGGGCTGGCGGATAATTGGGCATCAGCTCCGGCTGCTCCACGATCAGCCGCCGGGCCGTCTGCTCGTCCCAGAGGTCAAAGCCGACGTTCCCGGCGACCTGCTCAATCGTATACGCCGCATAGTTGCGGTTCAAACTGTAAATGCCCGGAGTCTCGTCGTTTATGTAAGAAATCGCCACGGCGTTTGCATTGGTCATCCGCTGCGCAATCCGCTCCCGCAGTGCCTGGTAGCGCTCCCCGCGTCCGATTTGTGCCAGCCGCCATTGTTTATAGTCCTGCTCCGTCCACTCCTTGCCGTTGACGACCTCGCCAATCAGCGCCCTCATTTCCTCGTCGCGCTTTGCAAACTGCTCAAAGTAAGCGTCGATGGTCTCTTGCAGCTCCCGCCCGGCCTGTGCATAAAGCCGCGCTATGCGGCGCTCCAGATCCCGGAGCTTTTTGTCAGTCAGCGTATGTCCGAGGTCATGCGTCGCCATTGTTATTCACCGGCGCTGGCGGCTCCTGCGGCTCGCCAAAGCTGCGGCCCAAGTCCTCAGCGGACCGTCGCTCCATCATGGCCTCGTACTGGTCAATGTCCCCGTTGATCGTCAGAAGCTTCTTTGTGATGTATTCGTCATCGTAATACTGCGCCCCAAGCAAGAGCGCCTGCGTCTCTTCGGTCTTGTTGATGATCTGATTCCGCGTGTAGCTTGGCTGATCGTCGATACCGGCCAGCCGCAGAATTTCCACAATGAAGCGCGTGACCTCCGCCTCAAACTTGTCTGTTTTCAGGTCAAGCGGCACATAGCTGGCCTTGATTGCCGTCGCAGTCTGGTTTCCCGCCGTGATAGCAGAAGCGTCGAAACACTGAAAATCTTCATACAGCTTCCGTTTCAGCATGTCGATCGTCGTATTGGTCCCTTCGTACGGTGCTTCAATTGTCTGCGGTGTTGCCTTCGCGCCGTCGTCGCCGTCTGCGTGGGCCACATGCAGCGTTTTGAGTCGCTCCACAAATTTTACATCGTCGAGATCATCCATGCCGCCGCAGTTAGAGAGGACCCAATAAATCAGATTCCCCTCGTCCACATTGTTGACCATGTTTGACGTCGCCAGATCCAGCGCGTCGATGGTGTTTCGGCTCCCGGCAATCTCAGATAGGCACATGCGATTGTTTTTCAGAGGAACGACCGGGAATCCGGGGTAATTGCCGCCGTCGTATATCTCGCTGCCGCCGACCGGAGCAGTACGAATTAAAAGCTTATAGCTGCGCTTCGGCTTCATCACGTCCATGCTTTTGTTTTTTTCCTGGAAATACTCCGTAAACCCGTCCGGTTCATAGAGGGTGGCCCGCAGCGGCTTGTCCTGTGCAATCTGCCAGAAGCGAATGCCCGCCATCAGCGCACCGTTTTCCTCATCGTAGAGCGGCACAAACTCCAGCAAACTGAACACCCGCAGGTGATCCAGATCCCAGAAGCCGAAGGACACGCCTGCATTTTTCGCGCTGCGTGCGGCATCCATGATTTCCTGGTCAAAATCAGCGCACAGTTTCTTTCCGGTCGATTCATCGCCGAAGGTGACGCCATTGCCCAGAAGATAGCTGACAGCCTGGTCGACCGCAAAGCCAAAAAATTGGCTTGCAAGCTTATGATTTGCCGTCCACATGTCCTTGTGTGCCTTGCCCTGCAGGTCGTAGAGGACTTTTTCATAACGATTGATCGTCGGATTCAATCCGCTATAATACAGCTCCGCATCCGCTGCGGTCCGGTAAGCCGGAGACCCTCGATGCTCCATAATAGCCGCGCGGATAAATGCGATTCGGCTCTGTTCGCTCTTGCCAGCCGCAAGCAAATCTTGATACGTTTTGATAGTCGCTCACCTCTCTTGCAATAATGATTGATACGCCGTTTTCCCCGCCTTCTGGCGGAGGACGGTATAAGCAAAATAGCGGATATCGTCCATGGCGTGGTCATTCTCTTTTACGGGCCGGTCCGTCTCCGTCTTTTCATCCCATCGGTAGAGACCAAACTCCCGAATGCAGGCGCTGCAGCTGCGGTGGATTTTGATTGTCCCGTCCTGCAAAAACCGCGCCGTCGTGTTGATTCCGGCCAGGACATCATTTTTCGCCTTGCGTACCGGAAAGCGCTTGTGCCGCCGTATGACCTCGATGAACGACGCCGCCGACGGGTCGACGATCACCGCCTGCACAGGCTTGTCCCCGGCCAGCTGCTCCAGCGCGGTGTAATAATCCTCATCGGTTTTATGCCGCTGTTCCTGCCGCCCGGAATAGTAATATTCCGCAACGCGGGTCGCTGTTTTGCCGTCCCAGCACCACAGCCCGGCAGAGAACGGGTTCAGCGTTCCATAGTCGCAGGAGATATAATACCGACCGCCTTGCGGGGGATTATCCACAAGGCAGCCTTCGCCGAACATGGGGTAAATTAACCCCTCTGCCAGGACCCACAGGCCCCGGATGTAGCGATCATAAAAGACACCGGAGAACATCGCCTGATAGCGCTCCAGCGTCTTTTGCGACAGGCCGGGGTTGTCCGTCATCTCAAAGTGAAGGTACAGTGTGTTTCGAGCTTCATGCCTCTGAATCCACTCGGTGTAAAACCAATGCTGCGGGCTTCCAGGGTTGCAGGAAAACCACAGCTTTGCTCCGTCCACGCTGCAGCGCGTCAAGGCCTGCTCGACAAATGAGCGCGGCATGAGCACGACCTCATCCAGCAAAACGCCAGCCAGTGTACGGCCCTGAATCAGCGTGTAACTCGCCTCATCCTTGCCGCCGAATACCTCAAAATAATTCGTCACCGCACCGCGACGCACCTCCATTACTTTGTCGCCGCGTCGCCAGCGGATCAGATATTTCTCTTTTGCAAGTCCCATGGCCGTAAACGGCACGATGATATTTTTCGTGCAGCTGTCGACCGTCCGCCCGCAGACACCAAACCGCTGACCGTTAAAGCTTTCCATCGCCCAGCGCACGAAAGACCACATCATGATGGAAGTCTTGCCGGAACGCACCGCGCCGTCGCAGATAAGCGCGTCGTATTTGGAATACGGAAAGGCCATGATTTTCTGCTGCTTTTCACTGATCATCGCTTTCCAACCCTTCTGCCATTTCACGCAGGCTTACACTCAAAGCGTCCTCCTGCGTGTTATCCGCCGGCAAACCCAGCTCAACCACGTCGCGCTGACCAAGATACTGCTTCCCCAGCCAAATAGCCATGCTTGCGCTCTTTGCCGCAAGCTGCCACTGGCTGCGCCGCAGGGAAATTTTCCCCGCTCCCCGCTTTTTCTTGAATACTTCGGAAAAACTGGTATGATAGGTGCGTTTGCACCAACTATTTAGTGTTTTATCGGTCACATCAAACCAACCGCAGATTTCCTCAAGCGTGCATTGCAGGCCGCAGAGGTTTTCGAATTGCTTTTGATCTATTTCCTTTCTTGGCCTTGCCATACGCGCCCTCCTTTCTTTGGAACCATAACACGGCATTTTGGAGCAGCGAGGTCGGAGTTGAACCGCCATCTTTCCGCAGGATGCGGAACGTTTTACCGTTAAACTACCGCCGCGTATTGCCGTGTCACTGGTGCCTTTCTGCTTGCGTTACCTTTTCGCCCTTATACATCCCAGCCCCAATTTCATCAATTTTTGAAAATGGAATGACAGGGACGGTAAGGCGCTCTTTGTATGCCAAATCAATAAAATAGATATACCGAAGTTGATACCCGGTTAATATTTCGCCCCCAACATAGGCTACATATTTTTTGAAATTGAAGTTTCCGCCGGTTATATCGTAATAGCTTTTCCCTCCAAGTTCCTTCCGGGGGGATGTTGGATTGCTCTCAAGGGTCATTTTGTGTATTTTCTCGCCGTTCGGAAGCTGCACAAGATTCCCATTCGGTTTGATTGCCGTCAAAACAAAACCGCTTGCCCGGTAAATTGTTCCGTCCCCGCAAGAACACCCATCCGCAAACGATATAACCCATTTGATTTGCGGTGCGTTTTTCCGGATTAGCTTCATCGCAACGGAAATCGCCCGGCTCTCGCTATTGCGCGGCAACACGTCATCAAACGCCATTCGGTTTAATTCAATAAATTCGTTCCACCCGGTTCCCTCAACAAGTCCTTGAATTTTAGACTTGTCCAGAGATGGGCCGAAGGACATGACCCCATGAAGCCGCCCCTCGTAAAATACGCCGAAATGCAGATTGCTGTTATTTACAACCTTGCCGCTATAATGGTGTTCCTTGACGAACGGAACGGCAACCTTGCTCGGGATAACTTTTACAATCAGGTCTTTTGCGCTGCCCATTGCCGTATCACCTCATACAATGCATTCCCGTTTTTATTGGCGTTGCCAAACGTTTCTGTTATTTCATCTTCAACACACGTCATAGCATATTCGATCAATTCTTTTTGTTGTTCATGGAGCGTGAATGTCATTTGACAGATTTCCGATTTGTCCCCATCCGGCAAGGAAAAATCAGTGCCGTACTCATCCTCGTTTTCAATACCCCAGTCAAAATCAAACGCCGACAAATCCAACTCCGGCAATTCCTCTGCCAGCAGGTCAAAGTCCCAGTCGCTCTCGTTGCTCTTGTTATCCACCAGCCGCAGGGCGTTTACCTACTCCGGTGTCAGATCGTCCACGCAGACGCACGGCACTTCTTCCATGCCCAGCTTCTTTGCCGCCATAGCGCGGCAGTGGCCGATTACAATTACTCCATCACGGTCAATCACAATCGGCTGCACAAAGCCGTACTGCTTGATGCTCTCCGCAACGTTATTGATTTGCCGTTTATCGTGTTTCTTTGCGTTCGCCGCATATGGAGTGAGCTCCGATAGCCGCCTGTTTGTGATTTGCATGATAGACCCTCCAAAAAGCAAAGGCACCGAGAAATTTTCTCAGTGCCTGTACCCTATATTCATGATACTAGTATAGCACAGAGTTTTTCGCTTGTCACTGACAGAAAAGTGACACTTTCGCCTGCTTAAGTTTCACCCACGCCATATAACGCAATTACGAACCGCCGAAGTGCGCGATCTGCGCGTCGGTAAACGCTGCGCTCGTCTAATCCCAGCATTTCCGCTATGCGCGGCGTTCCGCCCGAAATGCGGTGTATGTACATATCAGTTAATAAATCCCGTTCTGCAGCGTCCAGGGCCGCGAGGGACGTGTTCACGACATTGCACGCGAGCTTCGCCCCGGCAATCATCCGCTTGATCTCGTCGCGGTGAATGATATTTGACAGCAGCTTGTCCTCCCGGGAGCTGCCGCCGCCCTGGACGGGCGTAGCGTCCGCCGTGGCGCTTCGGATGTTGGTAGCCTCCAACTCCAGCCGCTGCAGTTCCTCCTGTAGGCTCTGGATTGCAGCAGCCTTTAGCGGATAATCCCGCAGCTTGTCAATCGCCTTGAATTTCCAGTATTCCATCTGGCCCTCCTATTTTGCGGGCGGCTCGTTCTCCCGCACCGCCCGGCTGCAATAATCCTCCG